GTGTCGGGGCTGAACGTCGGGCTCGGCGTGCTGTGCGCGGGTGCGCCGGCGGCTCCGGGGGCGAGGACGTCCAGGATCATGAGTCCGCGCGCAACATCCCGCAGCCAGGCGTAGGCTTGCTCGTAGCGGCGCACGACCTCCTCGGAGGCTGCATCGGACCAGAGGCGATAGCGTGCGATGTCGCAGCAGACCTGCGCGAGCCGCTCGCCGGTGGATGCGCCGTAGCCGGTCAGGGGCACGGCGTAGCGGGCGCGAAAGGCGTCGTCCATCTCCCCGCTCGCCTCGCCCAGGGCCTGAAGGAGTCGGGCCTCGTCGGGGCCGTCCGCACCGGGGCCGCCGGTGAGCTGGGTGAGCTCCGGGTTTGACTCCCGATCGAAGCGGGCGCGGAAGGCGGCGACGTCGGCGTACATCTATCGCGCGGCCGCGCGGCGGCGCTTGGGGGCCGGGGCGATCGGCTCCGGCCCCGGGCCGTCGATCTGCGCGCCGACCGGGGCGTCGTCCGGGCGCTCGCCGGTCTGCCGGCCTTCGCCCTCCCCGACCAGCGCAGACTCCTCGGGCAGCCGCTCCAGGACCGCACCGGGCGCCTCACACAGCGGATCTCCGTCGTTGGGCGGCAGCGGGATGATGTCTCCCGGAGACGCCACCCCGCCTGGGTGGTGGACGATGCCCCGCAGGACCCGATAGTGGGCCTGCGGGGCTGGCGCGTCGGCGGCCATGCTTAGAGCACCTTCGCCGAGACGAACGCGTCCGGCTGGTGCAGTGCGGGCAGCGGGGCGGCGTGCACGGCCACAAAGCGCCGCGAGGGCTCGTCGGTCTCCCAGGTCTTCACCCAGCGTTGGGTGATCGGGGTCGGACACTTCAGGTCCGAGATCGGCCCGTAGTGGATCCGATTCTCCGCGTTGCGGGTGCCGAGCACGACTCGGTCCACCGGGGTGTAGGGCGTGGCGACGCCGGTGTGGTCGGCCTGGTAGGTGCGCAGGTCCTCGTACAGGTCGATTCCGGCGATCCGACCGAAGTAGTTGATGCCCTCGATGTCCATCGCACGCAGATCGATCATGCCCGCCTCGACCCGCCGGTTGTCCAGCAGCTCGAGGATCTTCTTGTGCTGAAGGAGTGCCGCGGCGACCTCGGCGCCGATCGTGGCCATGGTGGCGGACAGGCCGGAGCTTTGCGCGATGCGGTTGCCCCAGGTGCGCAGGTTGGCGATCGGGTCGGAGTCCGCGTGGGTCCACTTCTCGGTGTCGGTGGAGAGCGTCACAAGGTGGGTGTCGGGCATGCCCCAATCCACCTCGGCATCGATCCCCGTCACCGCACCGGTCTCGTCGAGCGACACCAGCGGGGTCTTGCCGGTGATCACGCCCTGCGCGGCCATAAACTCGATGCGCCGGTCGATCATGTCGTCGAGGTCTTCGATGTCGCGCCCGATCTGGCGTTGCGCCGCACCGACGAGGTCACGGTCACTGTACAAATGCGAGCCCATCGCGCGGCGCTGGATGATCTCCTCGGCGTTGGTCGGGCGACCCGGCTTCATGTAAGGAAGACGGATCAAGCGCTCCGACCCGGCCTCGCGCGCGACCATCTTGGAGGCGTCGGTCGGGCGCTGGATCGGGGCCATCTTCTGCCCGCCGATGGTGACGTCGAGCTGGACCAGACGCGCGCCGTGCTGCTCCGCCCCGGCGCGGTAGTAGGTGTCCCGATACCAATGGCTCGGGCGCTTGCGGATCTCGATCATCCGCGCCAGAGAGCGCGGCTCGAAAGCAGTCGTGGAAATCGTCATCGGTCAGGTCCTCAGCGCACGAAGATGTTGCGGGCGTCGAGCTGCGCCACGGCGGCCGCGTCGAGTCCCGTGAGTTTGGCCCGACGGAAGACGCCGGTACGGTAGGCCACGGCCGGCACGGCGGCGGCGCCGACGGCGATGTCGTGCGACAGGATCAGCGCGGCGTGCTGGCTGCCGTCCACGGCGGCGGCGCTGTACGCCTTGGCCTGACCGGAGCCGGCGGCGACGGTCACGGTGATCACGTCGCCGATGTCCCAGTCGTTGGCGCCGTCCGGCACCGTCAGGTTGATGTGGTCGGAGGTGTAGGCGGCGGCGACCGTGAGCGGCTTGAGCATCTGCCCGGTCGGGGTCTGGACGCTGAAGGTGCCGGCGCCCGCGGCCTCGGCGGTACAGGTGAGCGTGTAGACACCGGGCTGCGCATGCGTGCCGAGCGTCACGGCCGCGGCGGCGACGTTGCCGTCGCCGGTCCCGGAGACCTTTGCCGCGACGGCCGCACCGACCGTGACCAGCCCGAGCACGGTGCCGCGCGCGAGCGTCGCCGCGGCGGCGATCGCCAGGGTGATCGGCTGGGACAGGACCGGAAAGCCCTCGCCGAGGATGTCGTCGACCGGGATGGCGACGCTGTTTTGTCCGTAGTCTTCAGACATGGCCTAGCCTCACTTGGATACGGTATCGAGCGGCGGCAGACCCGCCATGGTCCGGGCGGCGGCCTCGATGCGGGCGGCCTCCGGGTCGTGCCCGTCCGGGGCCGCGAACTCGCCGTAGGGCACGCGCACCGGCAGGGTCGGAAGCCAGGCGCGCAGCCACTCGGCGGCGGCGCGCGGGGTCGGCTCGCCGGTGTCGACCGGGGCCGCAAAGTCCGCGGCCGGCTCGGGCGGCGCGGTGGCGAGCAGCGCGACCAACGGGGCCTGCTCGATCGGCAGCAGCCGGCCCTCGGCGACCAGGGCACCGACGAAGCTGGCGATCTCGGAGCGGCGCAGCGCCTCGGCCTGGGCCGCGGCGGCGCGCTCGCGCTCGGCAATGGCCGCCTCGCGGGCCGCAAGGTCGGTTTGCAGGGCGGTCAAGGCCGCTTCACGCGCGGCAAAATCGGCGGTCGGGTCCGCGGCGGAATCGGGCATGGCGTGCTCCGGGTCGGTGGCGGAGGCGTCCGCCGGGGATGAAAAATCGATCGGGTCGGCTTCGATGACCACGAGACCCTCGCCCCCATCGGCGAGGGTCACGGGCGAGAGACCCAGCACCGCAGGGACCGCGGCGCCGAGAAAACCCACATGCCGCAGGGACCAGACACCCGGTACCGGGTTGGCTGGATGCGCAGGTGGCCAGAATGAGGCGGATACTTTCGCGAAGCGCCGGGCACGCACGGCCTCGGCAAACTCCGCGGCAACATCGCGCGGGGCGGCACGAAGGTCCTCGCCTTCGGCCGCCAGCCCGGACACCCAGCCCCAGGCGGGGCCGTTGTCCACGGGGTGCCCCACCACCAGCGGCGCCTCGTGACGCGCGGGGTCGTAGGCCGCAGCGGTCGCGGCCAGATCGGCAGGCGTGAGGGTCACGCTCTGCCCGGCCATCGCCTGGTAGGTGCCGGCGCGGAAGATGTGCAGCAGGGAGGGGGTGCTCATGGCGGGCATCCTGCCCCGGCGGGTCGAGCGGATCAGCTAACCGGGGTTATCCGTTCCAGGCCCGTTTTGGGTCTCGCGCGACCAGCCAAGGAAGGCGAGCGTTAAAGCGGGGCGTCTTCCGTTTTAATTTTTGCTGTAGGTGGTTTAAAAACGTTTAACGGGGTGCCGGTAAGGCAAGGGTAGCGGGTCGGGGTTGCAACGCCTCAGAGGGCCGTTTTTGACAGGTAGTCGCTCAAGATGTCCCCGATGGCCTCCCGATCGTCCGCGGAGACGCCCAGGAAGGGCCGCAGCGGGATGTTGCCCCAGGGGATCGGACCGCCGCGCTTGGTGGTGCCGCTCGCCCCTTTGGGCTGGCCGAACTGCTGCACGGCGGCATAGATGCGGTTGGAGCCGACCTCCACCGCGCGAGCGCCGTCGGCGAGCTGCCAGCGCATCTGGCCTTGGAGCATGCCGGATTGGTAGAGCGGGTTGTCGCGACCCTTGCGGGCGATGGTGACATCGGTGTTGCGCGCCCAGGGGGTGCCGTCCGGGGCGCGCTTCTCGCCTTGGCCGAAGCGCGCGCGGGTGGTGCGCAGCAGATGCTCGCCGATCTCGGCGAGCGCGGGGGACGGATCGCCGACGGCGGCGGCGAGCTTGGACAGCGACGCGCGCAGGGCGGCGTCGTCGATCTGGATGGTGATGCGGGTGCCGGCCATTGTGCTATGCTCCTAAGTAGTCCTTGCGGCAAAATCCCGACGCGGTCGCCGCCAGCACCAACCCTGGTGACCCATTCCTGACTGGGTGAGAGTTTCGTTCGCTGAGCACGGGCCAGCGACGCAAGGAACATTCGGCGCGTCAGGCGACGCCGAGCTTTCCCCAATCGTCGGGCGAGACCTTCTTCTTCACTTCCTTCGCGTCCGTCTGGTGCAGGCTGATGAGATACACCTCGTCGCGT